TTCTTGGATACATCAGACTGTCTTGCAAGTGTTCCTACACCCGGAGCGACAAGACCACCGTCATCATCAAGAGCACGATAGAAAGGAATGTAATCACCATTTGCCTTCCAAGAAGCTGCTTCTCTTGCAGTAAGAGTTCCATTTGCACGAGCAAAGTCAACATTTTTGTCATTGAACTCTATCCATTCTTTTCGTGCTGTCTCGAATTCAGGGTATTGATTAATGAGATCAAGCATCTCATCAATGTCTGCCTGTGTCATCAACGACTCTCTTCCTTCGAGGATAAGACGCTTTGACCTTTTAGCAGCCATGTAACCAGTCCAGAGATGAACACCCTCTGGGCCGTACTTTTTACCAATACCATCAATAATAGCAGTAAGGGACTTTGCACCGGGAATAGTCCTGTAGCCACCCTTGAAACGCTCAATAGGTCCGTTTGCTATAACACTTAGAGCAATACTTGCTGAGTTATTGGCAATGCGGAACTTCTTATATGCATTTGGTGCAATAAGCTTTAGTGGTGCGAGATAATCAAACAGACCCTGAATGAACCTAACCTTTAGTCCACCAAGACCACTGCCAAGGCTACCATCCTTTACATACACTTCTGACGCAAACTTTTCAATGCCACCCTTATTATTAGGTGGAGCCATCATACTTTTAAGGATATCCTTCTGTCGTTGATTTGCACGAGAGAACTGTTCCGACTTTGCGGTTCCCGGTGCAAATTCGTTAAACGCACCTTTGATTTGATTTGGATCTTTTAATATAACAACAAGGTTCCCATTGATGCTTTCTGGAATCCAAGCGTCATATCCCTGCCTACGAAGACTATCAAACCAATCAGACTGAGCCTTTTTATAATTATCTTTCTTTGCTTCTGAAGGTAAATCACCTGTATATGGATTTTCGGCTCTTAAAAACGCAGGTATGACACGACTTGCGGTGTTTATTTCAAAGAACCCTCGCTCAATATCGTATTTATATCCTTGGCTATCATTTCGTTCAGCATACATAGATGCTGTTTCAGGATCAGAAGCAAACCAAGCACCATGTCGTTCAACTTTGAACTTTTTAAAAATAGTATCTTTTGACGTTCCGGTATAATACCGACGCGGTTCTCCAATATCGTTAGATACTATTGCATTTCTTCCCCATGTATTAAATTCTTCAACGTTCTCACCTGTCTGTGCAGCAGCACGAGAGAATTGCTCACCAGACCTAGCAATTGCACGTTCTACTGCGGAGGCGGTGGCGGCTGCTGTGTTTCTGCGTCCGATGACATCGGTGTCAGCTTTGCCAAGTCCTGCATTATCTCCGTAAACCAAGGTTCCTCTTTCGGAGTATAGTTGGTTAAGCTTGGCTTTGTTGACTTGTTTGTTGTTGTACCACGGTCCTTCGACATTTTGACTCACCTTAAAGTTTTCAGGGACTATACCATTCGCTGGTTTCTTTACTTGATCAAGAACTTCTTTACCATCTGATGGTGTAAACCTAAAGAAGTTTCCTAATCCATCTGGAAGGTCAACATATGGTGCTGCGTTTTTATCATAGCCATATATCATACCAGATGAAAACTCGTCATACTTTCCTTGACGTGTATTAATATTATAGTATGGATCTACCACACCAAGAGCATCGCGGAGAATACCTTCGATGCTACCATGATCGACTTCCTGTGCAGAAGTAGCAACCCAACTTTCCCAATGGAATTGCCCCGGTGACCCATCACCACGACCAAGATTATTATAAGCCGTCTTGATGGCATCTTTCATACCACGTTCAATGGCTTCGTAATACATCAGACCAACCATATCATCACCAAGTTTGTTCATGTTTGTACCAACATCTTGAACATCCTTGAGGGCAGTCTTGCCTGTCTTTTGGTTCTTCACCATCTTTGGTATTTTTTCGCCATCGTAAAGATTATAAGAATCAAAACGACCGTCATTGAATAGATTACGCATTTGCACACGATCCAAAACAACAACATCAGTACGACCAGAAACCAAAAGCACGAATGAAAGAACTTTGTTATTAATTCCAATACCAGTATTAATGCTATGGAACCGACGACGAATTTCTTTACCTGACAATCTATAGTCAGCAATCATATCATGCAACTCTTGAAGCAGTGTCTTTCCAGATGGAAGAGTCTCAGATAACTTCATAAGTGAGTCACCAAAGCCATTAAGGTTATGCTTTGTTGAATTGCCCGGAGATGACTCAGGCATAATCATGTTGGACCAATCAAGGTATTCCCGTTTATTGAACTCACCATTAAGAGCAGATTCAATAAAATATCCAATACCAGCCTTGTTACCACGTTCTGTTACTACATCAAGGAAAGCACTTTCTTGAATGAACGGGCTAACACCACGGCTCAATATACCCCAAAGTACTAACTTTGCGGTATGACTTGGAGTCATCTTACCATTTACATACGCTGCCTTGACACGCTTACCAAGTTTAAATCCATCTTCAGCCATCTGTCGCTGACTTGGACTCATTCTACCAATTTGTTGTTCGATAATGGTAGGATCTTGAACCATCCGAATAGCGTTATATGGAGGAAGTGGAACAGAACTATCTACTACAGCAGAGCCAAATGCATCAGAAGCCATTGTTGTAAATGTCTCAGCATCGACCAGTGGGTTAGGATAGTTACGCTCTAGTTCGTTTAAGTATTGAATCTGTAAAGCGGCATTGTTTGGATTTACACCAGCCATGATCTTGCGCTTATGATCAAATAAAACGTTAGTAAATGCTCTCAAGTAAGGATAAACACCAAACTTCCTATCTGATCTAGACTTCATGTCAGTGCTGAATTGATCACCAGTAGCACGAGCACGAGAGAATTGTTCTGACTCTGCTGTTCCGGGAGCGAATTCGTTGAATACACCCTTGATTTGCTTAGGATTATAAACGGCTAGGTTTTTTGAAGTGATCTCTTTGCCTGTAGGCTCGTTGTTGTCGTTGTATTCAGGGATTGTTTCTGTAAGATAGAACCCGTCAAAACCAGAGCGTCTAATTGCACCTTGAACGGCTGTTTTTTCAATCTCTTTCCAGAAGCCATCTTCAATAAGACGCTTCTGAATACGACCTCTCAGCACATCAGACTTTAATATTTGATCTTGCATGATCCGAGCAACGTGCTCTGGATTGTCAAAGTCAAACGGATTTTGTACTGACAGGAAGACTGGAATCATCCTACCACCGTCATTCGCTTGATTAACCTTATTTTCCTTAAAGTCGTTTTGAGACAATCGCCGCATCGCAAACTGATCAGCAAAAGGTGCATCAGGACTAAAGTAGAATGGCCCTTTCATACCCGGAATAGGCTTACCCATCGCATCCAACATTACACCAGATCCAGCCCTAGTAAAGGACTTGAATGGCTTACCATCTTTATCCAAGCGGGTAGTTGCTTTTCCAGTATAGAAGCGTTTTGGTTCACCATTGGTGTCTACAGCTTTGCTTCGCTTCCACCAACTCTTGAACTCTTCAACGTTTGCACTTGTCTGAGCAGCAGCACGAGAGAACTGTTCCTTGTTCATAATCATTGCACGGCGTTGTTCAGGTGTAAGAGACTTCATACGCTCAGACGTACCCCTATCGACTTGAGTAGCACCGCGCTCAGATGGTTTTTTACCAGTGCTAGGATACAAGGTAATAACAGAGTGTTTTGACGTGTCATTAAGATCTGGTGCAATAGCAGCAAAAATTTTTACATCCTTGCCGTTGACCTTCTTAATTGCAGAAATGACATAGCTAGTTCCACCTCCAATATTGAAGTCGTTATTTTCTCTTTTTGAAGTAACATATTCGAGAGCGTCTACTATTCCATTAAAGCCAATGTCTTGCAATTCTGGGATATGACCTTGTTTTTCAATATGTGCTCTGCCTCTTGTATCATCCCCTTCAGGAAGATAAATACGACCCGGCTTAATACCTGTTCCTAATCTCCTCGTAAGAGACATAGCCTCTTCATTCGTGATTCCTTTTCCAAAGAACTCACCATTACGACTATTAGGAATCTTCGTATCTTTAGCAAATGATGCACGAGAAAAATATTCCCCCGCATCAATCGCCGCAGCAATGCGAGTTTCATCAGATTCAGTTTTAGGTTCAACAACAGGAGGAGCAGGGGGTTTTAAACCATATGGCGAAACATATGGCTCATTATCGTATTCTGTAATAGGAGCATTTTCATCAACAGTAGGTGCAGCTTTTGACTTTTTCTTACCTTTAGGTTTAGGTGGAATAACCTCTTCCACAGGAGGCTGTACAGCGGCTTCTTCTACAGTAGGTGCAGTTGCATCTGCTAGTGCTGCTGGAGGCTTCGGTGGGGCTGCTGGAGGCTTCTGGGCGGTAGCCTGTGGGTTGGCTACGATACCAAGGTTCATCAGTCCCTGACTCAACTTGCCAGAGGAAATAGCATTGAGTGTGTCACCTGCAGATGTCCAGCCAACGCCAGAAATCTTATTCGCGAAACGCTCCACGAACTCAGCCCCAAAGTCAAGAACCTTACCAATAAAGTTTCTATTCTTTGGAGTCGTTCCATACATTCTGTCGTGTGTACGAGCACCGATAAGATAAGCACGAACCTCGTATGGGTTTTTCTCACCTTCTGGTATATTTGCAAGTTGGTTTTCTAGGTATTCTAATCCAGCCTTGCCGTATTGTGACTTTACAGAACGAGGAAGCAAAGACAAAAGATCCTTGCCGCCCTGCCACTTTGAAGCAATAGGAGAAAAGATCGACTCACTGACACGAGCGAAGTCTGTACCAGTTGCTAGATTGTCAAGATGATGAACTGCTTCGTGTGCTGCAGTGGTGATAGGATCAAAGTATGCACTGGTAGAGTCAAGGTTGTTTAAACGGATAGTCTGCGTTGATGGCATATAACCACCAGCGACTTCGTTTCCTTGAGAGTCAGTAATCTTTCCTTGAGAAACAAACTTTGGATCTAACGTACCACTCTTGATCATGTCATAGACAGTATCTACAGCACTAAGACCAGTGTTAATAATGGTATCATCGTTGGTAGCAATGATAGCACGAACCTTGTTAACCAACTCAGGGCGATTCTGCTCTGTCAACTTGTCAATGTAGATATTTGCCAGTTTAACTGAATCACTCTGCACTGCTGGAGCAGCAGGTTCTTTAGCAGTAGGAGTAGTAGCAGCACCAAACTCTGTTGTAGTTTGTGGAATTGGTGTAGCAGCAGGTTGTTCTGTAGTAGGTACAGCCGTAGATACGGCAGCAGCACCATATTCTGTTGTAGTAGGTGGAACTACCGCAGTAGGTGTCGCAGCAGCAAGACTATCATTATATGCTTTGTCTTGAGCCGCGAGTTGTTCAGTGGAAATACGGTCAGCCTCAGTAGCAACTTCTGTTGCACCGGGTGTTTTATAGAACTCAACTAGTGCTTGTTCGCGAAGAGAAGATGGTGGGGGAATAGGTGACTCTGCAGTAGTACGAGCACCAGTTGCCTTGCTGATAGCAGCCTCAGCAATACCGGGAACAATTTCACCCACTGCTTCAAGAGCAACTGCTCCGGGAGATGTAATTTTACCTTCTGTTGCTAATTGTGCAGCAGCTTCACCACCAGCACCAGCACCAGCTTGGCTAATAATTTCTGCACCAGTTCCAGCAACAGTACCAAGAGCCTTGTCACCCAATGCTCCCTTAACTGGAGCAAATAACCGTCCAGCAATACCAGCAGATAGAGCATCAAATGCACCAACAGCAATACCACGAGTTGCGGCATCATTACGTGCTTCTGACATTAGGTCTGGATTAGAGAAAGCTGCCTTTAACTGATCTGGGTCAGACGTGTTAACGCCTTTAGACGTAAGAAATTGATTAAGAGAACTTGCATATTCTGTCGCGGCAGAACCAACACCAACACCAGTAGAAAGACCAGCAGTTGCACCAACAGGTCCAGCAACAGCACCAAGCAAACCACCAATAAGACCAGTACCAATTGATGTTGCAGATGCAGGAATACTTTCACCAAGGACAGAAGGAATTACGTCAAGGTTTCTTGCAAGTGCAAGACCTGTCTCTTTCCACCCTTGAGCGTTTTGAATCTCTTCCATACCCTTACGAACTGATTCGGGCATAGCATATTGCTTTGCAGCTTCAGTACTAGCAGCAATATTAGCAGCAGCTTCTTCAGGGGTTAGAAGTCCAGTCTCAAGACCAAGAACATTTAGTCCAGTCTTTGCACCATAGTAGCCACGAGCAATAGCTTCTGGGACATCTCCAAGAGCCGTAGTGGTACGCGCTACAAAACCTTCAGCAGGAGGTTCTGGTGCTGCTTGTGGAGCAACTACAGGAGTTGGTTCTTGCTTTAAGATATCTCTTTTAATAGCAAGAGAAATCTGATCATCAGTCATCCCATCAGGGAATTCAACAATACCAATTCCCGGAATATCAACTTGTGTTGGCATACTATTTCCTAATGAGAGTTATTTAATTTATAGTACCAGTAGCAAGATTAAACTTTTTAACTGTATTTTCCTCAGTAGGAACCCCTATATTAAGTAGCTTATACAGTGTTGGGTTTTGCTGAAGTGATGCTTGATATGCTTTATTCACATAAGCATCTTTAGGGTTTTTCTCTTCATACTCCTTCTTTTTAGAAGACAAAAGACCGTCATATATTTTATCCCATGCAATTGCAGCCTTTTGTGCAGCTTCTTGAGCAGCAGGAACAAGAAGCTTAGAAGCATAGTCACGTGCCATAAACTGTTCAGTGGTATCAAACTCATTGTTTTTTGCTTGTTCTTTAGCCGTTTTAATTGCTGTTGAATATGCTTCTGAAGTCTGCACTATTGCTGGACGTTTATCTGTTGTAGCAGCGTTATCAACAGACCTTCCATAAATGGCATTACGTTGCTTTTCAAGATCCAATTTATCTGCTTCTAGCTTTGCCTTCTTAGCCTCTTCGCGTTGCTTTGCCATAAGAGCAACAGCACCCTGTCCAGACTCACCAAGAGCACCAAGGAAGTCTGGATTCTTAGATGCCATCATGCCAAGACCAAGCTGCAGTAAAGCGTCACTGAAACCAGCTTGTTCAAACAACGACTGAATACCACCAACAGATGGATTCTTTGCTACTTCTGTTGCAGTTTCCTGAATGGCCTTTTTGTCGTCCTTAGTAGGTTTATCATCCAATCCACTACGAAATGCAGGAGGAGTAACCGAAGGCTGCGAAGAAGTCGAAGGAGCCGAAGTTACCCTAGTAGGATCAGTACCCGCGACAAAGGCAGGAGTAGGAGTAGAATCCCTACCGATACCAGTAGGATCAACACCGCGAGGAACAATACCACCTGACTGATCAGTTGCAGTACCAACATTTGATGAAAGGGCAGAGATACCAGCCTCTCTAGCATTCATTCGATCTGTGGTTGCTTTATCAGCGGCCTCGGAGGCGGCAGTTGCTATTGCCTCTTCTTCCATCCTTTGTGCTTCAGGTCTACCATAAAGAAACTCTGTAAATGATGTTCCTTTTTTTACAGGATAAACTGGACCACTAGGAGGAGGAGCCATGCCAAGACCAAGGCGTTGACTCTGTATTTGGTCATCCCTTCTTGCTGCCTTATCCTTCTCTATAATATCTTGATTAACTTCTTTTTTATATTGCTGAACTGGAGTTGGTCCCAAATACCTTTTAAGTGTATCAATTAATCCAGTATTTTCTAAGTTTCTTGGGTCTGGACTCGACATACGAGTAAGTTCTGATGTTGCTGCAGTATCTTCTCCGGGTTTATTAGCAGATTTAACTTGGTCTACTTTAATAGCATCAGAACCGCCAAGATTTTCAGCCATAATAGATGCAGTACGAGAATCTTTAAGACTCTGCAGACTATCAAGACCACGAGCAACACGGTCTGCGTCTGGCTTTAACTTATATGCATCAATTTGAGATTGAGATGCTGCAGGAAACCCAGACGCTTCTCCTTCAGGACGAGCACCACCCGGAGCAATAGCAACAGGAAACCCAGACGCTTCCCCTTCAGGACGAGCACCACCAGATCTTAATCTTGCAAAGTAATCTTGTTTAGGTCTATTTTCTTCTGGTGCTTCAGGCGTATAACTCATACCACCGGAAGGTCTACGACCCGGAGTTAGTCCCTCTAGCCCAAGACGTGCTGGTGGTGCATCTGGACGAGCATTGAGTGGATCAGTATAATCCTTGTCCTTGGCGGGTGACCCACGCTGCGGAGCACCACCAGTTTCACCACTACCAATCAATGACTCAAGGTAATTGCCACGTTCAAAACCACTTGGAGCCGAAGATGCGTCAATAAAACCTTTGGCACTATTAACCACTGATTCAGGTGTAATAAAATCCTTCGTGGGATCAGAGACTGTAAACTCCTTAGCAGTATTCTTAATAGTTTCGCCAACACTTTTCTTTGGTGCAGCAGTAGTCTCACCAGACAGACGAGTTCTCACAATATCCGAGACATACTCTATTTCTGATGCTGGAACTAAATCCTTACGAAGCATATCGATAAGCTCTTCAGTGGAGATGTCAAAGTAGTTTGACACAACTGATTTACCATCAGCATATTTGGCAACACGTTCCAGTACGTCAGTCCTTGGAAGACGTGTCTTTGAAGAATCTACTGGTTTAAACAGAGAAGCAATGCTCATTTATTTTACCTTGTTCAATATCTTGGAGTCATACTGCCGAAACCACCCGGTGAAAATCCACCATAGCCACCGTAGAGCGACAAACCTGCAAGACCAGCACCAGCAATTTGCGAGAATGGATTTGCTTGTGGAGCAGTTGTAGTTGTCGTGCTGCTTGTTGGACCCGGTTGATAGTAAGAACCTTTAAGCCCAGCCTGTAGTCTAGCAAGGTTCTGATATGGCTGTTCACGTTGTTCAACAAAATTACCATACGCAAGATCAAGTCCACGCTGTCCCTGAGTCTGTTGCATCGCACCAGTACCAAGCATGGTATTGATATCCTGCACACCCATAGCCTGTTCCTGAACACCCTGCTGACCCAACAACTGACCAGCCTGTAGCTGCCTTGCCCGATCAGCGTTAGCCTGTCCCATAGCCCCTGTGAATGCGCTACTGTAGGCTTTCGACGTTAGATCACCAACGTTCTGCGTGTAACCACGTTCACGTTCTGAAGCCTGAATAGCACCACGAGAACCACCAAACGCACCCATCTGTGCAGCTTTACCCTGCTGTGAAAGACGAAGCTGTTCATTAGCCTTTGCCGATTCACGCAAAGCTGGGTCAAGAACCTGCTGAGTATATGGATTCATGTATTGCTGAATCTGCTCAGGTGTAATTGCCTGACCAGACTGTTCAGCGAGAGCCTGACCCTTTTGCAATGATGCAAGGCCAGTACCAGCAGAGCCACGAGCCATTTCCATAGCCTTAAGCTGATCTGGCGTAAACCCTTGGATACGCTGACCACCATACTGAGGCTGATTTTGATTCTGGGTATAAAGATCTTTTGCTGCGCCGTAGACACTTTCTGTCTCAGCAATATTTTTCTTATAGAAGTCCTCTAACCATTTAGGTACTTCTGTTTTTTGAATCGTTTGACTCGCACCGCCACAGCACATATTAAACTCCTAGCATATGTATATACCGCCTATGCGGTTTAAACCATTAAACTCAAAGAACCTATCTTTTCTCTCAACATCATCTCCACTGGAGACTCCGCATATGAGTCGAAGATCAAGGTTCTTCGCGTACTTCTTTAATTCTTGTATCAGCTTAAAAGCTATGCGTGATTTCCTGTGGTCAGGATGCACGAAGAAGAAACCCTCTGAAATAAACTTTTCTTTCGAATACCAGTATTCAGCTTCAATCCCAGCAATTACACCAATAATCTTATGGTCTTTCTCTATGAAAAATACCACACCTTCGATCACATGTCTACATACATATAGTAAAGTCTTGTCAAAGTCTACTTTTGGAAAGGTATCGATATAACTACCATGAAATTCATCTATTAAGAACCTCGTGATATCTAGTATGTTATTTTCTTGGGCCACCTTTACTTGCATTGCCTTCGGCCTTCTTCATCATCTGGTGTAGTTTACGAGCACCTTCCATCCTATCACCATTTCCCATGCCGCGCACTGCACGGCCCGTGAATACAAACTCTCCATCTGACAGTGCTGCTGGTGTCTTACCACCAATCAAAGCTGGGACACTATCTGACGTTTCTGTACCCGGACCCTTTACAAGACCACCGTTACGCTTCTTGTTCTTCTCGTCTGGTGCAATAACAGGTTCACGAAGTAAGATAGGCTGTCTGTTAGGGAAGTAGTTATACTCTGGCGTAAACGTACCATATGTAGAAATACCCATGTCATAGTAAGCCTTCTCAAGAGGCGACAATGCGGCATATTCTTCATCTGATAGCTTACGAGTATTAGGTGTAGTACCCGGTGCTACGGGAGTCGTTGTAGACTGAGGAACAATCGTTGGTATTGCCGCAGGTGCTGCTACAGGAGCGACAGGCTCAGTTGCAGCTTTCTTTTTCTTAGGTCTATCAGCACCCCCACCGCCACCGTTACCATACTGTTCACGGTATTGATCACGAGTTAAGTTACCATATGGTCCATAAGTTGACCTTGAAGCTAAATCAACTTCATCAGAAGTCATTTGCTTGTCGCGATTAAATTCCTTTTGTGCGGCAGAACTTGCACTAGTCAAACCTTTTCTCAATAAACTAGCAGGTGTAGGACCACCAAAAATTGAAGATACCAAACTTGCAAGACCAAGCGGTGGAGAAGCAACACCTACTGCTGTATTGATTCCATAATCTAAAGCCTTGTCACCGAATGAACGATTGTCTGTTGAATTTCCAGTAAATAGTTTCTTTCCAGAATCAATTAAACCATCTATAAAGCTAGATTGTACTGGTTTTGTTTCTTCTGACCCAACAGGGCTTGTAAAGGTATGGCGACCAATCTTAACAGCATCGTCTCTTGCAGACTCTTCAATAACACGTGCTTTGGTTTTTTCTGATGCTTCAGAATACGGACCAAGAACAGTATCTACATTGGCAAAATTTACTGCTCCACCTGTAATATCATTTTTACCTGACATTACCTCGTTAACAACATCCATAGCCTTTTTATATTGTGGGCTATCTGTAGAGATATTTAAAAGTTTTTGTGTACCTTCCTCTGTATTCCACGGACTATACTGATTCTCACTTTGAGTGATATCCTTAATAGATTTTCCATATGTACCAGCTAAAAATCTATTTAAGATTGAATTACCAACGGCATTCCAACCTTCTATTGGTTCTCCAGCCGCCTCTCCTATAATGGTACGAGCCATATAATCTTTATCAATATCTGTAATTTCTCTTTTAAAAGGAGTACCAGAACCTGCACCCATACCAGTTGAACCACTAGTTGGCATTGGGGCTGGAATACTTCTAAGATAGTTTCTTTCATTAGGATCATAAACATTCGACGGAATTCCACCCGGAAGCATACTTATACCACCGCCGCCGATGGAACGACCTACATCTTCCCCACCGCCACCCATACCGCTGCCACCACCGATGGGACGACCTACATCTTCACCGCCACGGCCCATACCACTACCGCCGCCAGTGCTACGATCACGATCAGGGCCGCCGTTTGTAGGATATCCACCACCACCACTCGCAGCTTCACTACGAAATGCAGGAGCACGATCACCATAAAGTGATCCACCGCCGCTAACAGGCCCGGCATTATTCCTAGCTAGGTTAGCTTCAATAGTCCTAGTTAACCTGTCAACATAGGAATCACCACCACTGGCTCCGGGGCTACCATTACCACCACTAGATTCACTACCACCACACATTATGCCACCACCGCTCTATCTGTTACACGACGCCAATTTGTACCATCTGAAAAGGCAAGTACTGCACCGCCAGTTTCATTCGACACATAGATAATTTCACCGGGTTGAGCAGCACTAGGAAGATCTGTCTTCACAAAAGAAGATACCCGTGCAATAGCACCCTTTGTCTGTTTCGTGCGTTCTATAACGTCAATCGTTGACTCTAGGATACGAACACTCTCATTCGCCCACGCAACTACACTGTCAGGACTAAGTAAGTTAGCTAATCTCATCTACGACCAACTCCAGATATATCAACACGAATGTCACCAACACGCCACCAGTTATCTACAGCATTTGATGAAAGCTTAATAGTAGCGACTCGACCTTGAGCACGAGTGTCAACCTTATCTGAAGACTCATCAAAAGTCAAAGTTTTCACTTGTTCGTCAGGTGAATTAGCCCACCTTCGTGTTTTGATTTCCATGTTAAGAGTAGAGCCAGACTCGAATGAAACGTCTGGAACAATACGAGAAATGTTTACTACGTTCTCGCCATCATCCACGTCGAACTGAGCACTTTCAAGATAACAGTCAATTGCTGCACCATCATCATTATAACCATCTTCATGGAAGTAGATATAGCCCGTATCGCCGTGTGCAGTATATCCACCAATACCGATTGGGTAGTTAAAGATGCTACCGTCAACCCAAGCAGTCCTTACAATATCACCAATGTACCATGTATTTTCTACATAATTATATGTGACATATCTATCAATTTCTGCACTTGTTGTATTTATACTTGGATAATACCAAGTAACTTCATTGAATCTTGAGTTCACAGCACAAGTAACAATTGGGTTACCAGACTTTTCAAGATCCTCGAATACATATCTGCTAACAGTACATGCTAGTTCTTTAGGTGCAGAACCGTCATACATATAAAACTTGTTGTTATTTGACATCCAGAAAGTAACGCCGTCTATTTCTGCCCATGCCTTACTACCAATCAAGCCACAGTTTGTACCAAGGATATTGAATCCGTATACTAACTCAATATCTCCAAGATAACGCATGGCGTAGAGAGATGTATCAGTCCAGATCAAATTCTGCACACGTGAAACACCGCCACCCATGATGACAGATCCAGACTGCAACGGAAATTCACCCGAAAGATTAGTTGCTGCAGGAGTCCAGTTTGCGTAGTCTTCTTGATCAGACCACCTTACAAGAGTAGGTGAATATGTATTGGTTCCATAATCATGAGTACCAAGACAAACAACAAATCTTTCAGGCGTTACAAAACTATAGTCACTTCTATCAGGACCAGTTGATATATACGTTGCCCTATTTGCTATAACACCATCCCATACATACAACTTTCCAGCATAAGGATTTGCAACTACATAACTACCAAACCTAGATATGGACCAAGTACGTGGATTTGATGTAATAGAAGATGCAGTTCGAGCAGTTCCCCAAGTAGATAAACCCCAACCACCGACACCCCAACCAAATTGGTAAGAACCATATTCAGCACCAATTGAAAGTTCATATTGATAGGTAATATCTCTTGACGCACTTTCTGTACTAGTAGCATTAGATGTGTGTGTAACTGTATATGTATTAACCGTTGGTACTGCGGTAACTAAATATGTACCACTTAGTGTAATACCACCGATAGAAGCAGATTGAGCAGAAAGTATAACCGTATCGCCAACTGATCGACCATGACTATTATGAGTAATAGTAACAATAGGAGATCCATTTGTAGCTGCAAGTGTTGTAGCTGTAAGCGTACCAGTACTATCCAACGGTGTAATGTTTGTTACAGTATCTGATGTATCAGCAATGTAAAGTTTCTTGTTTGTTCCTATTGAAAGAAACTTTTTACCAGTAGTATCAGAAAATGATATTAATGTACGACCCTTGCCAGTTATAGATGACGTACTAAACTTTGTCCAACCACCAATCTTCTCTGGCTTACCACGGAAAAACCGCACGTTTTTACCATCCGACCAGAAACCTTCTGAAGTCAGAGATGGAGAATCTTTAAAGATACCAGCCGATGCGGGTAGTTTTTTAAGCACTATGCAAACCTATTGTAAGCTTCTTGTAATTTCGTATCGTACTTGTTTTTTGCATAAGCAGGGCCATTGTAACCCTTCGCGAATGAAGCCCAATCTTTACTCTTAACGTGCTTTAGTAGGTTATTGTTAGAGATGAAATTTGCCATGTGTTGCAACTGATACAACTCTGAAGCCATCGCCTGTTCAACCATTGCTTCTGGAGACTCTGCACCAGCAGCTACGTGATTAGATCCTAGAACTTGACCAAGACCCCAAGACGTAGCCATTAGAGCTTCCTTTGGTGCTATATTATACGCTGTTTCAATCTCTTTGTATACAGCGTCTGATCCCTTTGGATATGGCTTCTCACCCCACTTAGGATAAGCAAGACCAGCAGCAATAGCTTCTGCCAGTTCTGCAGGTTTGTCTTTTAAGATCCTATAGAACAAGTGACGCTCAAACAACGCCTTTGGTCTACCAGCTTTATCGAATCCATCACCAGCCGACTCAACGGCAAGTACGGCACGAAGAGCAGCTACTTCTACTTCCATAGTACCAGCTACTTGTGCTACATCGAAGTCGTTTAAACGTGCAGCAGAACCTTTAAATCCATTCATAAATCAATCCTTTGGTGTCGAGTTGTAGATCATGGCGTCCTTCTTCTGAGAACCAGAAGAGCTACCAAAGTAAAATGCAATGATACCGCCCCATGCAGTCTGTAAAGCTCCAAGCAGTAACAACAATGCCTCGTTGCCAGATGTTGGTAAACCATAGACTAACATATATAGCAAAATAGCAAAGAATCCAACAGTCACTGATACTGCCAATGCACGAGGAATCCAGTCACGTGTTTCTTTTTGAAAGTCACGCGCTGACTTCCTATCGTCTGCTGAAATACGTTCCAGATCAATGTCCAAAGATTTCATTTGTACTTTAAAGTCTGTATCAATCTTCTTAATCGCAGCAAGTTGTTCTGGAGTTGCAGAGGCCATTGCAGCCTTTAATTCAGCTTCTGTTGAGTCTTCTGTACCAAGCAGTGCCTGAGACAGTGCTTTCGTAGCAAGTCCAGCCAGTGGGCCTCCTAGAGCCGTGGCGATGCTAGGTGCAATAGATCCAAGTAGTGGCCCGAATGTTTTAAGCAGATCCATCTTTTCCTCCGGTTGATTTTGATCCTAACATAATACCCGATAGAGTCCCTGTTAGGAATGTAGCAATTGGTGCAATTAGTTTAAAGAACTCTTGATCATTTGGTGCTTGTCCATCAATCGGCTGTACAACAAAAATCAAACTATATAGCACCGCAAAGACAGTTCCCGTCAGCGTCAAACACAGGCTGATGCCAATAATAAACTGCAAAAGAGCGTGTAGTTCATCTTCCTTAATCGTCATCGCGCTACGGCTCCACATGGGTCTTGTTTTAAAGTATCTGCGGAACAAGTGCCAGAGGCCGTACAAATGGGTGGGTTGCACTCAGCGGAATCCCAATTTTTAGGGTCTTGACATGGGTATCGGTAGCGGTCCTCGCATCCAACTAAAAAAATCAACATGGCTATAACGATGTACTTCATTTGTGAGTAAACAATACAATTCCAATTGCAATGCATGTGGCAAATATAATAACAGCACCAATCAACCAAGCACCCATGATTAAGTCTTGGCGGGTTTCTTCGGCTTCACGCATCGCTGCTGCTGCGGCACGTGCTGCTTCCTTACGCATCTCTGTTACTTCTTTTTGTATACTAGTCCACGCTGCAATACCATATGCTCCAACAAACAGGTTACGTGTATCTAACTGTAATTGCTGTGCTTTTGCCTTTAAAGTATAAAGCTTAATTGCTTCGGCTTCATACTCTGCTTGGCTTTGAAATAGCTTTTTCTTACGCTTACCCGAAGTTAATTGTGTAATCTGGGCAATTCGCCCGAACAAGCTACCAACCTTCTCGGCAACGTCGAGCATCTCGTGACCTGAATCTACCGCACCCTTGATGCCATTATATAAAGCAGTTGCACCAGCAATGAGGGTAAATGGGTCCATTATTTATCTGCCTTGTTATCTAAACGGTCAAAAATTTGCCTACAAATATCTTTGATTTCCTTCATGCCTTCAGTGAATTCATCGCGACGAATGTATTGTGTTGGTAATACCACTTCGAGTCTGTGTACATCACTGCGTAGTTCTTTCATCGCGGACCATAATTCATGTGCAAACCAACCAAGTCCAGCCAACACTAAACCACCTGAAAAGTTAATTAGAGTTTGTAGATCCATGTTTATAAGCCCTAACTAGGTGACCAAGAGGAATATACAACAACTCTTCCATCTGTAGACGTATGAGCCACTGACACGCTAGTAGTTGCAGTTGTTGTTGAAAAATTATATGCAAGACTTGTAACTGCGTTAGTTCCTTGGAAGTTTTTAACTGGCATTTTTGTTAATCCACTCCATGTAACAGCTTCCCATGTTCCATAAGAACCATTGAATGAACCAACTGCAAGGCCACCTTTGACTTGATTGATTGAGAAAACATCATTAGCTGCACCAGCATCACCTCCAGCCGTAGAGTTAAATGTTAAATTAAGCCACGGCAGCAAAACAATAGCGACATTATATATTTCATTTTCATTCCTGCCGTTTGTAAATTTAACATCTACAGTTGTTCCTGTAGGAATTCTACAAACAGTATGGTCTGTTACCGAATATGCAGATGCATTTCCGTCATTTGATACACCATTACTTGCTTTATAATTTGTAGTATTTCCTAAGTATGTAGTAGAATTATTTACATAAATTGTATTTGGATACTGAGTTCCAGTAGATGCATCACTGTTTCTAGCGGAAACGATCATCCAACGATATGGTGACGGTGGTGTAGTAAGAGTTAGTGTTGCTGTTGCCCCACTTGCAATATTACCAATAAAGCCTTCTTTATACGTTGGATCAGGCAACACCAATGCATTATGACCAAATCCTCTAGCTGAAGCTGCTCCAAATGATCCTAATAATGGCATTTTAATCAAACTTCACTTGTGACGCGAGTACTACATATGTAGGGGCAGAAGTTGCTTTAATAATGGTATAAGAATATGAGTCATTAGCACTTTCACTTCCAGCAGTGGGTGCTGTGCCGCCTTGCCATTTCGGCGTAACTGCTGCTCCATCAATTTGTACAGCAGTGTTATAATATGCTGTAGCACCATTATTAACTACCATAGTGACAGTAATTATATCACCAACTGCCATTAGTGATGCCAATGTAGCTGTGGCACTACCACGAATGTTAAGAGTCCAATTATTTGCAGTTGTTGTCGTAACATACCATACAGACTGCGTTAAAACGTCATAGTTCATCGTGGATGCCCACGTAACTGTACCATACGTGCCGTCTTCAACAATATTAGGAATCTTCAAAGCTGCTGTTGTGGTGTTTCCTGTTATGCCTACAGTATCAATTGTTGCGCTTGTGATTGTTGGGCTTGTAAGCGTCTTGCTTGTAAGAGTTTGTGTACCAGTAAGAGTTACAACTTCAACACCATTGGCCTGTACAATCCCAGATCCTTTTGAAGCAATATTTACAGACACGTTTGTGCCGCCACCACTAGCAGCAACAATTGGAACACCAGTAAATGTAGCCGTGTGTGTACCGCTCTGTGATCCAGTAGTTGTTATTGATGTACCATTGGTAGTTGCAGCAATATTAAATGTAGTCGCATTAATGTACTTTACAAAATATGTAGTACCAGAAACAACACCTGTTGGCAGTGTACCAGTAGATGTAAACACAACTGGAGTACCAGATGGCGGTGTTGCAGCGACAGTGACAACAGCAGGTGCTGCAATTGTCATCGTTGCAGTTACTGCAGGAGATGCTGCGTTTGATACGGTTAATTCATTCACTGCGCTTGTAACAGTGTCCATGACAATAAGCTCATTGCCATTGGCGTCAGCAATAAATCCACCATCAGAAAATCTAGGTGCAGTAAGTGTTTTATTCGTGAGAGTTTGTGTTGCTGTTATCGACGCAGGGTTATTGACTAATTCGCGAATATCAGTTCCATCACAGTAAACATAAGCTTTTGTTCCTGTTGCTACATCAACACCAGTCTGTCCTGATACCTTGACTGTAATAGTTTGACCACACGAGTTATGAATAATATAAGGACGCTCATATGCTGGTACGTTATATGTAATAGCTGCTCCAGCAGAGCCAGTAAATTTATAAACTAGGTTATGATAAGAGCCAAGAGTATAATCAGTTACAGTTAATGTCTGTGGTGTAGATGTGTCGGATATTTCCAAATAGGAAGTAGTAGCACCTTCGAGCATTTGAAGGTTTTCATTAGTGATGTCACCCCAAGCATTGGAATTTTCACCAACTGCCATCAATTCCATTCTTAATGGTGTAGACTGCGTACTAGCCATTTTTTAAATCCTTAATCACCCTGTGCATTTTTTTCTAACCAAGCTTCTGACCCAGAAGATGTAATGTCAATCCAAGATTCAGATGAACCCGCACTTATAGGATTCCATGTCTCTGTATCAGTTAGGACTACTTCAGTCCAAGATTCTGTTCCACCGCTTGACGTAGCAGACCAAGATTCACTATCACCAGTAGACAATAAACCCCATGTTACAACATTGTTACATACAATATTTAACTGTACACCAGATGGAATTACATTCGCAGCAGCGTTTACGACTACTGTACCATTATCAAATGAAGCAGAAACACCAAGTACATCAACTTGAATGGCGAGTTCTATTGTAGGTGATCCTACACTAATAACAATTCCATTGCAAGTAACAGACTTATTAGCGTCAGCAGTTAGTACAACTGTACCAATATTGATACTTAATCCAGTATTTATAGGAAGCACAGTAGCACCTGCAGTTATTACAGGTGTACCTAAGTTTAATGTTCCACTTACGGAAGTTGGCAATACATTTGCTGTTCCCTGTATAGTGCTAGAACCAACAGAGAATGATGCGCTTAAACCAGACGCGAATATATTTGCAGCACCTGTTATTACAACGGAACCAGTATTTATTGTCATGCCTGAATTAATAGGCAGAACTGAAGCACTTGCGGTAACAACTGGTGTTCCGACAAATGATAGTAGGCTATCTAAAGATGGAAATACAGTAGCACTTGGATTTCCTGCTTCAAAAGCAGTAGTCTCAAATGCTGATGATTCAAATGCTAATGCCATTACACCTCAAGTGCTTTTAGCTCTTCCACCGTCGAGCACGTATCCACGACCTTGGTGATGTCGCGCAGCCGCTGCTTCTCTGCGACAATGGCTGCGGTATCTGCATTGCTCTCTAATGCACGTTGGAACGCTACGTCCTGCGCGGCGAGTAGTGGCTCACGCTCTGCCCGTAGACGGTCCTTCGTGATGTCCTTGGCCTTGGCGATGTTGATCGTGATCATGCTTCGTCTCCGGTATTCTGTGCGGCAAACCATGCCTCATGCCCCATACCCGTCCCATCAGGCGATGACATATCTGCCTCCCACGCATTGCGGAACGTGCGGTCAGATGGAATGTCGGACACGTCTACGATCTTAAATGGCTTACCAGCAGGTACGTCCTTGGCAGCAATTTCCTCAATGGTCATCGTCTCAAGAGCCTCTGGAGCGGGGATGAGGATGGATACTCCACCGTCGTCGTTTGGGTAAATAATACGGTTCATTGTGTGTCCTTACCTAAATATCGCGGCACAAATAATTGAACTGTCGTTGTATGAATTTCCGCTAGTGTCACCGTTACTAATTGTTATTGCAACCGTAGTTTGAGTTAATATATTAGTTGCTGTTAATCCGTTTGTTCCTGCGGCTTGTTGCATTGGGGTCAATACTGTTGAATAATTTACATCCGGCATCGCAAATGCCAAATTAATACCGTACAATCCAACACCATTGTCAGCAACACTTGTAACACCGCCACTGCCACGGATAGTACAGAACCCAGCCGTGTTGGTCGTGCCATTAAAATTAACCCACGCACGACAGCCGTATGCCCTTGCTGCCGAGCCGTAGCCGGAGTTGAATGCGAAATCTCCGCTTGAATTAATCACCGCCCGTGAAGTAGCATTAGTATAAAAGTCAATAGTCCCGCCAGTGCCGACAATTTGACCAATTTGTAAATTAAAATTATTTGTTGTGTTAAATATACGAGCATTATTCGCGGCGCTTACATCAATAACCAACCCAGTTGATGCGTCTGGGTTATGGAATGTAACCTGTCCACCCTCTGTAGACACAGGGCCAAGAGTGAGTTCCCCAGCTACGTGAAGTTTAGTGCTTGGCGTCGTTGTCCCAATCCCGACATTGCCAGACGAGTCGATACGCATAGCCTCCGCACCGCCCTCAGTGAAGGCAATCGTATCAGCGGCAGGGAAGAAGATGCCCGTGTTGGTGTCGCCAGTTGTGGTAATTGCTGGGAGAGCCGCAGTACCTGCCCTAAATTCAATATTCCCGCTCGTATTGGCGGTCATCGCCGTAGTCGCACCGTTATTGCCAACCTTGAACGCGATGCTGTCGGACGTGCCGACACCACTTGTTGATTGAAGCGTGAGGGATGAAGACGCAGTCGTTCCACCAATAAGAAGCGGCGTTGTTGTAGATGTTGCAGATGTTACTGTTCCACCAAAATAGTTTGGCGCAGTCCCGGCAGCGTAGAATCCATACGTAGTGCCGCCGCCCGTGGCGGTGTTTATTCCAGAGTAGAACCCGTAAGCCGTTTTACCCGCCGTTACTGCGGCGGTGTCGTCAGCGAAATGTCCGTAATTGTTAGTGGCCCCGATTAGGCTGGATCTTGCATTAAACCCATACTGCTTTGTAAATGTAGCAGTCCCTAGTCCAGACTGAAAAGCGCGAAAGTGGTGTAGCTCACCCAAAGTACCAGATGCCGCGCTGGCATTCGATGCAAAATAAAACGCAGCACCAGTTATACTTGATTGAATTTGCCCGTCTAATTGGATTCCAAAAGCATTAGTGGTACTACTAGTTAGGTTTTTTGATACCCGTATAGTATTACCAGACTGTGATGTTGTCCCAATCCCAATCTCACCCGACGTATTAATCGTCATCGCCGTAGTCGCACCGTTATTGCCAACCTTCAGCGCAATGCTGTCGGACGTACCGACGCCCGATGTTGATTGCAAAGTCAACGCTGAAGAAACTGCCGTGCCACCAATAACAGCAGGAACAGTTGCAGAGGTAGTAATAGTTGGCGTTGCAATGGTTGGTGACGTAAGTGTTTTATTTGTAAGTGTTTGCGTGTCAGTAAGTGTAGCTACACTTGTATTTATACCAAGCGTACCACTGGACAATAGAAGATCACCAGAAACAGCAATTTCTTCAGCAGCACCTGTACTTGCTGTAGTCCTACCTACAAGCTTACCAGTTGCCAACTGCAACGTATGTTCAGCGTTCCAATTAGAAGGCTGTACAAGTGTTGCGTCAACACCGTCTGACTTTCCTGAATTAAATGCATGTTTTAGTGATATTGCCATTATGCCAACCTAATAATAGCCGTCGCTGCTGCTGCTGCTGGGAATACCACAGTAAATGTTCCATTCGTTGCTGTCTGATCAGTCGTAAAGTCTAATACTGCAATTGCTTTATTTGTTTTTGAAGAATTATAAATTAAACCATAACGAGCAGTAAATGTTGCTGTTGTCCAAGCTGTATCCGTAAAGTCTACAATTGCAGTTGAACTATCAAGGGAAATTACAGCACCAGCCAATGTATTACCACCAGCAGTATAATTAGTTCCGCTACTAGATACTTCATTAGTAGAACTATAAGCCGTAGTTGATGCTGATAGAGAAGCTGCACTTGTATAAAGTGCCAACTTAATTACATCAGTGTCAAGATCGTGAGTCCCACCAAGGACTTCTGTTTTAAATGAATTACAAACTGCACTCGCCATTAGATAAGACCCTTAGTTTTAAACTCGTCAGATGAGTTTCTTGTTTCCATAAGTTGCAAACGCTGCATTGCCTCAGTATAACTTGTTTTGTACATAGTTAAAAGGTCTGGCGCGGCTTGAAGATAAATAGCTCCTTCGTACACACACGCAGCAAATAGTACATCTTCTGCGTTTGTTCCAAGCCACGTAGTTGCTGCTGTAACAATAGAGGCAGGGCTATACGTGTATGAAATTTCAACAGCAGACGCAGCAGACGGTGTTGGTGCTAGGAATATAGTATTAGCATCCCAATGAGCATAGTATTTTGGTGTACCTGTAGTTGCAGAATTAGGTGTGTATTCGCGAATAAAGCTTTCTGCACGAAGTTCAAGAAAGTCTCCTGTGTTTAAACGGATATATCTTACAACCAGACAGTCTGTTGGTAATCCAAGATATGGATCAGATGCGATAAGATTGGCAGTTGCGTGTTTTCTAAACAGGCGAAGATCGGACTCACGAAGAATCCGATTTTCTGCATTTTTAATGATTTGATCTAAATTCGCGGCAAGTTCCGTAGACTCGTTGTTCAACCAGCTTACAATACCAGCTTTTAAAGTTGTATAGTTCATGGTCTACCACCTGCTGTGTGCGGAAATGCTGCAGTATATGCTGCATTACTTGATGTCTGTATTGGTGTATCTTTACGCGGATCTCTTAGAGGCTTAGGATCTCCAAGATCTTTATGTCTAGGTTCTAACTGAGGATGCTTTTCCTCATAGCATGATTCGCACACAACCATGTTTGTCCACTCCTTCTTGAGAGTGACCTTCTTATACTGCAATCCGCAACGATCACAGATACCAAGATACATGTTGCTAATAGAACTCATAATTACCTACGCCGCATGGATGGATACATAAATGTACTAGTACGATCACGATCCCCTTCCATTGCATAGTTCATATTACGATCAAACTCTGCAAGGAACGAAGGCCAAGCTGGTGCAGATGCTGGTTTCTTAAGTGCCAACTTATATGTCAGACCTGAAATAATAGCTGGAAGAAGCTGATCAGGAACATCGATAGTGTTGGTATAGTCACCAACGTCTTGGATCTTACGCTTCTTTTCAAACTTAACTGTATATACAGCATCAGGAACGGGCCATAGATACAGAACAATTGCGTCTCTTTGCTTATCTACATAATAAGTAGACGGAGTACCTGTTGATGTTTTGTCTGGAATTACAGCATAATCACTATATGAATAACGAGTTAGCTCAATATCAGTAGAGCTTACTGTAACAGTCACATTCATAATATCAAGTGCGTTTGCATCTAATACATATGTAGCGGTAGACGCCACAGTAGAAATTGAATCCTTCTCAGAAATAAATGCAAAGAGATTTCTATTAGAGAATTCTCTGAACAGAAGGTTTAAACTTCTACGCGCTGATTTAAGCTCATGACCAGTTGGTGTAAGGACTCCAAGTGGCTCATAGGCTTCAGCAATAATGTCATCCACAGTAAGATTGAATGTAGATGTTCCTGAAGTCGCCATTTAAAATTCCTTATTGAGAGTTGACTTTCCTCATTTCGAGGATAATCGTATAACGGTCACCAGATGCAGCACCAACGGTGGTAAACTTAATGTTACCATTCTTTCCAGCACCAGCATTATTCTTAATTCCACCAAAACGTGTAAAGTCAAAATTCATGTTGTTGTCTGGCAATGTGAGAGCTACTACAGGCGTAGTTGCATCAAAAAGAATATCTACACCCATACCCTGATTCATAAAATCGACTCGTTCAATGTACAATTCGTCGCAAAGATAGGTAGATGCAGTAACCTTTGTCACGGCGGCTTCACCAACACCATCAGAGATATTGGTGAATTTCATAATGAGACGTGTCTTGCTATCAAAGATAACTTGAGAAGTTACTGCATCTGCCATTTTGTTTTCCTATCTTATATTACGAAACTGCAGCACTGAATGGCGTAATAACACTGCCCGAACCGAGCAAGTTAGCACGAACCACAAAGATACCAGAAGCGACATCGGTTACCTCAATGTACGAACCAGCAAGGCCACCCTGCGTAGAACCGTTCATTGTAAGCGTGTCAGATGCTGGAAGCGTACCGAAGTTAACGCCAGTCGTACCAGCAACACTTGCTGTTCCAACCATAACGTCAGTGGCATTTGCCACCTTAATGATATCACTGTTGCTTGTTACGCTAACTGTTACAAGGAAACGATACATAGCATTTGTACCAGTTGCTGCAGGAAGAGTAACAGTCGTGCCTGAAGCAACACCAAGATTGATAATACGACCGCTATGTGATTCCTGCGTAACATCAAGAGTAGCGGCTTCCGTCAAAATATTTGCGTCAGTGCCTGTAATAAATCCAGCCTTAGATGTAACTGGACCTGAAAAAGTAGTCGAACCCATTGTAGTCTCCTATTGCGTTAAATTGTACTGTCTCGCAAAGTCAGCCAAGGCTGTCAGTACAAGTTGAAAAAGGGGGAGAGATTTTTCCCTCCCCCTGTAGCCTATTAGACGCCCGGCGAACCGTAGACGGCACGTGGGTTAGACCAACCGAACGAATACCGCTCAGAAGCCTTGTAACGCACGTTGCCCGACTCAAAGTCACCTTCCATTGCCGTCTTAAGCGCACGACGCTGGAACATCTTCATGCCGTCTGGGCAGTCAGTCTTGATGAACCACGCATCTGGATCGGTGAGGTAGTTGTTGACGGTGTAGCCACCACCAATAACGCCAGTCGAAACGATTGCGTTGACATCATTGTCTGCAGAACCCGGACGATATTCCGTCTTGAGGAGACGCTCTGCAACGAACGTCAATTCATTAGGAATGATCAGACGGGAAGCCTGAAGAGCGATTGGAAGGCCACGATCATCGACGAAATCGCCGATTGAGATCAAAGCATTTTCCAGTGCCGTTTCAGAGATGTCTGCAGCAGCGCGGTTCGACAGTGTACCACCACCCCAGAGAGGGTGATCAGTGGCGCAGAGAGTCTTACCATCGCCACCCGTGTAGCCAGACGCAGCGAAGGCGTTGTTCAGCACAGATGCTGCCTTAACCTGCTTCGAATGGGCCATAGAACGGGCAAGAGCCTTCGTGTAGCGAGTTGCAAGAGAATCATAGAGATTATCTTCCATTGCCTCTTCCGTGATCTGGAAGCCGAGGGCAATCGTCTCATGGTTGTAGCGAGACACCCACGATTCAGCAGCTTCGTCATAGGAAATTCCCTGACCTTCTGCCTTCGTAGGAGCAGCACCAAAACCGACGATCAACACTTCTTCTTCAAAAGCACGATCAGAGGTCATTGCGTCGAAAATCGCAGCGTGTTGATTCTCGTAACGCTTATACTCAATGCCAAAGAGAGCATGGAGGCCGGGTTCAAGTTCCCGGAGGATTTGTGCGCGATTAATCATTGTTCATTCTCCCTATTAACGAGCATACAGGTGTTCGTTGATCAAGACGATCACTTCTGCCTGTGTACCATTTGCTGTTCCAAAAGCGGCTCCCGGTGCTGGTACAAGACCAATCAAACGGAACCCAGCGTCAGTGCCGACAGTGGATGTATCAAGCATCGCACCAGACACGCCAGTGATGTCACTTGCAGTACCAGCGACATGATCGCCAGTCGTGCCAACATCAGCCTGTGTCAAGTAGTCTGAAACACCATCGTCATAGCAGGAGAACAAGATATCAGGATCATCATAGACAAAAGCCTTGATGTTTGTTGCACTTGCTTCACCAGTCCAATAGCGAGAGAACTTCGTCTCACCTGCGGAGTTGACATAAGAGACACCTCCGAAGATACCAACCATAGTGTCACCAGCCGCTGCAAGGTTGATATAACCCGAAACGATTTTTACTGGAGCACCAGTGTGGATTTTAGTCGTGTACGCAGCAGAAATAAGGTATTCCTGTGCGCGAATTACACCACCCGAAAGGTGGCGGTGGGGCTTAAAGCCATAAGCAGCCATTTTTTAACTCCTAGTTAGCTGTGGCCCCGAAATTAAATTAATCATCAAATTTATTTTTCCGAGTGCCACGAGTTGAGGTTGATTTACGCTCCCTCAATAAAGGCATAGAAGGGTGCTGTTCGCGCATCATATCGTTGTCAACTGCTTCTTCTTGAGTACTAGTCTTTCCAGCATAATAATCTCTACGAGATTCATTATTCTCAAAGCTGTTCTTCATGAGAACCAAATCACCGATACCAATTGCTCCAGTGTACTTTCCATCCCCTACAGAAGGACCATCAAAACCGGAATGTTCGTCCTGCATAACAGGAACCCAGCCTTCCCGGCGACGGCTGGATAAATTCTTAGCGTCATCTTCGTTTCGAATTGCTACTCGAATCCAACGATATTCAACATCGTCACTGTTAGGTGTAGGCATATCAAGGACGGAAGGTGGACGGTAAGTCTTCTTGCGAGAAATCTCATCTCGTGTTTTACGGGCTGGTTGCATTTCAATATCCCTTATTTTAAATAACGCGCATATTCGGCAAGTGGAACGCCAAGCTTATTTGCCATCTGTACTTGTGATGGAGAAAGCTTAATCTGGCGGCTAGTGGAGCCACGCGAAACCCCAGCTACTTGCTGCGAGGATGATTTAACTGCGGCAGTCTTAGGTGCTTCCTTCTTTGCAAGGGAAGGAAACTCTTTATAAAGCCGATTATTAAGTTCCTCGTAATAGTCATCTGAAGAAGGATCAAAACCTTCCGACTTCAGACTCGCATCAATGGCATAGGCAGCACCTGTCTTTGCGACATCCTTACCAAACCATTCATTCTTTGAAGCCCAATCAACGGCACGTTCATCTGGTCCGTTTGATCTTGGCCTCTGTACAGGCTCTTCTACAGCGGCTTCCCGCTTAAGACGACCCTTAAATCCCTCAATGTCACGAAGCTCTGCCTTGAGATCTGTAAGTCGGTCAGTAGCCCTGAACATCTCATCAGTGTCACCACTGTCATAAGAGTTCTTGTAAGTAGTCTGGATTTTCTCAAACTCAGACTTAATGGCCTCTTCACGAGCAGAAAGTGCAGCCTCGTTAGACCTGATCAAATTAGTATGGGTTTCTTTATAAGATCCCATGACTTCGTTTAAACGGTCTTCTAGTTCTTTGTTCTTACGTTCAGCCTCTCGACGTTTCCAAACTTCTTTTGAAATACGCTTACGAACACGTTCACCGTACTCGTCGAGATCTTCATTGTCAGAATCTTCGTCTGAAGTATCCGCAGGTTTCTTATCTTCCTGCTTTACTTCTTCTTTGTCTTCTGGCTCTATCTTAGATAGCTTGTCGCGAAGTGGTTCTGTTTCGAGAAACGGAGCCTTGTCGTCAAGCTCAATAATAGTGTCTTCTGTGTCAGTTTCTAACTGCATGGTACTCCCCATGTGATAAAATTGCAAGAGGTAACGTTATACCCGCTTGATCTTTGCCTTGATTTCTTCTGGAATGACTGCAAGAATTTCTTCGTCATTCATGAGACGATATTCCTTGCCATCAAGTTCGATGCGTGAACCAGCATAACGACCAAAGATTACGTGATCACCAACTGCTGCCCAAGGATCATTCATACCAAGGTCTGGACGATTGTAGGCAAGACTTCCTAGCCTTACGATCTTTCCAACACTTGTAAGGTTTCGCTCATTTGATTTAGCCATATCAGGGATATGGATTCCACCAGCAGTGACATTCTGGATGTCAGAAACCTCAATAAGAATACGCCAACCACATGGCGTAGGTAAAAGTTCTTTACTCATCTTCTTCGTTCACCTTGACTAGAGATTTAATCGAGTCTATCGACATGTTTAAACCCTTGAGAACGCCAATTCTGAACCTGTAATCTTCCATTGAGGAAACATTTCCTGAATAAACAGACTCTTGCTGACCAATAATGTCTTTGCGAATTCTTTCAAGCAAGTAATAAACAAATGTCTCTACGTCAGTATTTTTATTCATCTGAAATAGAATCATTTATTGCTTGGTGCATCAGATGTTGAAGCACACTAATTCCAAATACGTATTCCTTTAGGTCAACAGTAGAACCAAAGTTTATTAGATTACCTTCTGTAGTACGGGCTATGCCGACTATCCAGCTAACAGGACCAACAGAGTCTAAACCCTTAATAAGATCTTCCTTGATCTTTTCATGGTTCTCTTGTTCTGTCTTAGGCTCTTCTTTTGGAACTACTTTAAGTTGAATTACAGTATCCGTCATTTTGTTCTCACGTTTTAACACTATATATCAAGTAATCATATAGTATTTTAAACGCAATACTTTGGCTAACGAAAGTATATACTGTATTAACGCTTTTTCTTCTTACCAGCAGCTTGTAGTGCGATAGCAACCATTTGCTTACGTGACCGAGGCTTTCCACCCATGCCACGTTCTTTGCCAGTCTTCTGATTATCGCGCATCAGTTCCCTGATGTTTTTAGATACATCTTTACCCAAGGGCATTATTTCATCTTTCCCTTAACCATACCGCCATAACGCATCATCTGATCCGACATTGGAGGCATTGGCATCTGTGGCGACATAGCCTTCTGCATGGGCTTAGGAGCCATTGCAGGACGAGCCTTACCACGGAGTGTCTTTGGTGCTTTACCCGTCTTAGCAGCCATCCCTGCCTTACCTGCGACCATCATACTGTCGTCGGCGTTGGCAACCATACCGCCACGCTTGTAACCCTTACCAGTGACGCAACCGCCACCCTTCATTGCTTTACCCATTCCACGCACTTTACGTACTCCCTTTTCGATTTGATGAGACATTGAACTACGATTGATCATCGTTAGCCTTTTTTACGATTCTTCTTTTGAGACTGTGGTACAGATTTACCTTTAACAGAGCCGCCCTTTTTAAAGCCGCGCATTGGTGGACGTGGACCACCCATACCACTACCTAGTGCACCAGAACCCGGCATTGGCATAGCTGGACGTGGACCACTCGCCGGAAATGTATTAAGCCCAGCACCAATCATACCAGCCATACCACCCTTTACAGGATTACCAGACCCACTACCCCCAAAGCCACTAAAACCAGCACCACCAGCACCAGCACGTGGAGGCATTGGAGAGCGTGGAGGCATATTTGCAACCATTCTTGGATCAGCTATTCTCATATTATTCCCCTAAAATATTTAAACTACGATTTATCACGATTAGCACTTCCATCTTTTACGAGCTTGTCTAAGACGACTATTCGGATTGTTTGCTGCTTCTGGAAAGTCGCGCATCTGACCAGCAGATCTAGCGCAATAAGACTTCCTACGTTTTGCACGAGCAGGACTTGGATCAGATTCAGTTACGGCAGTTTTTAGTTTAGATCCGGGGTTAGCACGACGATATGCTTTAACACCCTTCTCAGTCATACCCGCACCAGACTTCGTAGGAAGGAAATTACCAGACTTAACTGATGTCTTAATACCCATTCCCTTTTTACGCATTAGTCACCTGCGGTATTTTTAATAAGAACAAAGATAAACATACTTGAACAAGCGTTATTATTTCCAGTGCCTGTAGCCTGTGCTTCCAATGTAGTCTTTTCCGGGACAGCAAGTGGAAACTCAAAAACGTAGTCTGCTACACTGTTATTCACAGTAGTAACAGCAGCAGTGCGACGGATATCATCTGTTCCGCGAGTCATTAAACGACCTGTTACTGGACCTGTTCCTGATGCTTGACCAGACGAGAATAATCCCTGTGTTATATAAGCGGTATATCCTGCTGGAACTGTAAAACTTCCTGTGATACGAGAGTTATAATTAAATTGAATAACGTCATAAACTGTTGCTGGGACACCCGCTGTCACAGTGCCAGTACCAAAATAAATAGTTCCGGCAGCAGAATCCAAAGATCCAGCAGTAACAACATAGCAGTTATTTATATGCAGATATGAATTTGTAGTTGTGACAGCAGTTTGACCATTTAGTGTCACAGTTTCTGAAATTACATTGTGATTTGTATCCAGTCCTTCAAGATAAACGGTTCTTGCACCAGTTCCATTAGATGAATCATCAGTACTACTTGAACTTACTGATAATTGTAATGCTGCTGCTGGAAATGCAAGAATTCCACCATGAGGCCACACTGTTTCAAGATCAGTGTCTAGGTCAGAGTTATAACCAAAGACAACATAGCTTTGATGCCACGGGATTTGACCACGAGCTACTTGAAGCTCAAACGGCTCTGTTTTACCTGTTTTAGTAATAGATGCTGGTGCAATACTCATTATTGAGTTCCTCTATTTGCTATAACAGTTGCTAGGTCTGCCCTCATCTGCTCACGATCAAGCTGTCCTTTTTGCTGCAGCTTTGCAACTTCAATGGAAAGCTTGTCTTGATGTTCCTGATTCTTCTGAGCTAGTTTCTGCTGATCATTTTGTACGTCTGCTTGTAACTTAGCACCATCTAACTGCAGTTTTGCTTGTGCCATTTGCATTGCTGGATCTTGTGCAGCCTGTTGCTGCTGCTGCATCTGAGCCATTTGTGCAGCCTGTTGAGCCAACTGTTGCATTGCCAAAGCTTGTTTCTGTGCAATGAACGTCTCGACTTCAGGATTAAGAGTAACGTATTCATCATCCTTCGAAGGATTAGACTTATCGTAGTCAGGAGCAGGGTTAAGATTTATGTTGGAAACTGCTTCTACCTGTTGACGAATCATGTAAGCTTGGTGCTCTGCGACGTGTGCCAAGAGCATTGGTATTACCTGTTGCAGTGCAGGATTCTGCATTGCCATTCCCTGCACAATCTGTAGCTGTGCCATATGAGACTGTGCATGAGCATTATGATCCTGATACGCATAAGCCTTGATAGGATTACCGTTCATGACCGTGAATAGCTCTGTCGCAGGGTCCATTGGCTTGGCTCCACGTTCTGGAGCGAGTACTTCTTCAATGTTCAAAGTACCAAGTGCTTCGTGCATACGCCTGACAGCTACACGAAGATCATGCTGCTGTGGAAGTTGCGTAGCCAACTGCAACTGTGTCTGTGCTCTCAAGATACGTTGAGACTCAGAGAAAGTGTTAGGATCTGACACAGGCAGAACGTCTACACGGCTGTCAAAGTCTGCCTTGAAGATAGTTCTCTCACCGCCTTCAACGTCGTATGGATACTCTTCTGGTAGGAAGTCACGGTTAATACGTGAAAGAATCTTGAATTCCATACGCTGTGCGCGATGAAGACGCTTGTGAATAGCAGACATCACCTTTACGCCCTGCTCCATCATGGCAAGTGTAGTACCAACTGGTGCTTCACTATTCATGTCAGAGACATTCATATCAGCGACTGACGCAAGACGGCGAGAGTCATCAATGATACGACCAAGCAAAAGGAACAGGGTCTGAGATGGCTCTTTTACGGGTATCGTTATGATAGCCTTGTTCAGATCGTCCCCGTAGCCTTCCACATCACGGAATTCGCCGAACGACAACGGTGTATCACCACCATCGATACGAACTCCACGAGCCTTAAATCCTGCTGGAAGGTTGGCAAATTGACCAGCATCGACCAAAGAACGCAAAATAGCAGTTGAGGTCTTCTGCAAATTGCCTAGAATGTGTGGCAAACCCATGCCATAGAAACCAAGCCCCGGAAGGAACTTGTAATGTGTAAACCACATTAGTTTCTGCTTTTTAGGGTCATTTTCTTCATAATTACGACGAATTGACAGCACTTCTTCGGTAGATTCGTCAATTGTAACTACATATGGAAGCTTAATTCCGGTAGGTTCACCTTCGTCATCAAGGTCTTCAAAGCCTTCAATGTCAAGATCTACATGAAATTCAAGGAGTTTACGTGTTCCCTTGGATTCAAACCTCTTAATACCAATAATTTCTTCTTTTGCTTCGCGTACTTCGTTGTCTTTGTCATTCTTTGGCTCACCAAGATCAATATCTACATAGAAACCGCTGACTTGATGCCTACGGACTTCATTTTCATCCATACGAATGATGTGACAGAACCTTGGGGAGGTTTTAAGATCCGTTGTATGGTAAGAAATTACAAAATCTTCTGCAGGAACATACTTAGAGACTGGACGTTCAAAGTGATAATCGTAATAAGTCTTTTTAAACGTGCTACCAGAGAGCGGTAGATGGAACAACATCGTGTCAAGTTCATCAAAATACTCTTCCATTTCTTCTGTGAGTTGATAGTTCATGTAATCACGAACACGATCAGCCTGAGACAAGGTTTCAGGTGACGCAGTACCCATAAGTTTTGATTTTACTGGTCCACCAGCGGGGAATAGTTCAGAAATTGCCCGTGCTTGGAACTGCAGTGCTGCCTCAAGCATCATTGGGTGATGTGCGGCACACGCTCCCGGAAATGGATAGTCTACATCTTCAAGCTTAAGACCGAGGATCTGAATACCCTCTTTATATGTAGCTTCCCAATCCTTGCGGGATTCTAGGTCGTTCTTAAATCCATCGATAAGGTCAGATGCAATTTCTTCAACATCCTCAGATTCCATGTATTCAATAAGATTTTCACTAAACTCAGGCTCTTCAGAGTCTTCTGGGCCAACGTTAATAATTACAGAACCATCTGGCTCCATAATGATTTCAGTCTCTTGATTCTCATCAATATCATTAAGCACTACGGCTGTATCTACCATTTGAAAGATTTTTCCATAAACACCGTATGTTTAAACACGGCACAATAAGTATTCTATAACATGTAACTTACAAAACGTCAACGAAATGTGCTACCAGTAAGCTTTCCTAGTAGGAATCTCGTAGTCTGCTTCTTCCGGGTCTTCTGGGTGTTGTAAGAACCACCCAGACTTAAGCCTGATCATGGCTTGTGTAAATGCATCTACATCGTCGTCATTACGACCGTTAGGAAATGATGTAAGTTGGTTAATAAAATCTTCAGCCCAAGCTTTTTTTGGAATCCAAACTCTACCAGACTCGACAAGTGGTGCGACGCTATGTGCTCGTGAAACTTTATCCCTGTCTGGAGAATACTCGTTAATGGGAATACCAGCACGACGAAGATCTTGTATGAGAGATTGACCTGAAGCTTTCTTCTCAATGATTACATTATCAGGTTTCCAATCCTTATACAACTGTTGAGCTTCCGAACGTAGCTGAGGGAACTCCATTCGTCTGTTTAAACGATGCAGAAGTATTGCGTGTGGTCCGTCGTCCTTAAGAAAGATGCCCCAAGTTTGTATTGATGTTGGATCTGCTGATGTCTTTATAGAGAAAGCAGTATCGTATGATTGGATTACATATTCACAGTCTGGCGGTTGAGACTTGTCCCACCACTGCCACCATTCGCGCTTGAAGATATTTCCATCTTCCGCTGTAGGACTCTGCTGAAATAGCGCAGACCACTCTCTGCTTCCAACTGTGTTTTTAATTTCAAGCAGACGCTCAACAGGATAAGACTCTTTCCAAAGAGCTTCGCCTTCTTCTCGACCAAGGACATCATCGTCCTCTGCGATGGCTGGTAAGTTGACGACATCCCATTGTTCATGAGGTGAATTAGCAATAACCCAACCAATTAGATCTTCCTCGTGCCATCTTGTGCCAATAATAATAATTGCACCACCGGGCATAAGACGAGTATATGCTACTGACTTATACCAATCAATAACCTGTCTACGAATGGCAGATGAGTCTGCGTCTTCACGACCTTTAATAATGTCATCAATAACCAGAAGATGAGCACCACGACCAGTGATTGGACCACCAGCACCAACGGCGAAGTATGTACCACCGTCGTTGAGCATGAAGCGTCTAGCGGATTGAGAGTCACCGCTTAGAAATGTTCCGGGGAATATCTTCTGGTATAACTCTTCATCTCGGATTTGGTTACGTACTTTACGTCCAAAGTCATCCGCTAGTTCTTGCGCGTATGTCGCGAAGATTACGTACTTGCTAGGATTCCTACCCATGTACCAAGCTGGGAAGTTCTCTGAAGTAAGAGCAGACTTTCCATGCCTTGGTGGCAATGAAATTGCTAGTCGTTTGATTTCACCACGCTCTACAGCTTCAAGCTTTTCAGCCAATAGCTTAATGTGTGGTGGATCTTTATATCCGTCGTATTGTAACTTGCAATATTCTACAAGACTTGACCGGGCTGCTTCGACCTGCTCTTTACGCTGCAGAATCTCAATAGCCCGGTGTAGTTCTTGTAGACTATTGATATTAAATTGATTCAATTACACGAGTCCGAATTGTGTTAGCAGCATCAGTCATAGACGCTGCAACACTCATAAGATATTCCTTATCCGCGTCTGGAATCTTACCATCGTTTTCAAGCGAAGACATTTCAAACATGTCTTCAATGATATCATCCCACGAGAAGAATTCAGCAGTGCTGCCATCATCAGGGAAAACCATGACCAATGAAATACCTTCATCGTCGAGTTCTGGGAAGATATCGATATTAATACTTGTTTCAGCGTTCATCACCGTCTCCTTTAAGTTTACCTCGTGACTGTCGATCTGCCAACTTTGCAAGATTTCCGAACGCAACTTCATTGAGGCTGAGTCCAACATCTTTACTAAGGGCCGAAACATACCAAAGAACATCACCTAACTCCTTGCATAATGAGTTCTTAAACTCAGGTGTAATTACTCCATCGTTGTCACGATAAAGTTTCTTGACTTTTTCAGCTACTTCACCTGCTTCACCGCATAGTCCCAAAGCAGGATACATTAAAGCGATATCTTTTGAATAGATAGCGGTCAACAAAGCATCGTCTTGATATTCATCAAACGTCAGAGAAGTATCTTCAATATCATACTTCTTTGAAAAACTTTGTTGACTGAGCATATCAATCGCAAACTTAAGCTCTGTCAGAGCCAAAGAAAGTTCAAAGATATCACCATCTTCGTGCATATGATGTACACACGCCATAAGACGACGTGTTACTTCAGATACATGTCTTGCCACTGGATCTTGACCATAAGAGTCAAACCAGTCGCTTATTACTACATCAACCATAACAACAGGACTTACGTAGTGAATATATTCTTCACCAGCGTGAATCTTGTTTATCTTGCGAGACAAATACCACTCTGCCTTCTTAAGGTCAATAAGTGGATCTGACTTACGGTTGAACCTAGAGCAATACTTTATAACCTGCCACAGAAGTGGCTCTTGAGGGAAATATGCTTCCAATATATCAATTGGCTCATATTTCCTACCAGAAGCGTAGTGCTTCGGATTATTTACTACGTCCATGTTAAAGTCCTACGGAAGAGAGTGGTTTATATACACTCTACTCCGTAGACTGATTCGTTATATAATGCAAGTGTGTTATACACCGCAAGAGCCGCCTTTTCCAGAAATATCACAGATATCGTGAGTTCCAACAGCTTCTTCGAATTCATCACCCAAGTGTTGGATCGCAAGATGATACGGCACTGACGTGAGTGGTTGACCACCACGTGATCCATCTGGGTAACACGTAAATCCACGTAGCCCGTGAGCATACTTAGCGAGTGTTTCAGCCATTAAGGGCACTTTATCCTCGTTATTATGCTCTGAACCCCACGAAGGAAGGTTAATGGTCGATGATATAGACATGTCTACGTAGCTCTGAACATCGTATTGGAACTTAATACGACGCTCATAGTCAACAGAAAGATCAATCGCAGACTCAATGTCTTCAGGATTTGTGCCGTAAAGGTCAATCATTTCCTGTGCTGCGCTGTCGATCACATACTGATACTTCCACGTTGACTCGCCAACGAGGTATCTGCGCTTATATGCTACTGCAAATATTGGCTCAATGCCTGTAGAAGTACCCGCGAGAATGCCGATACTACCTGTTGGGGCAATAGCTCTATTAGCAACAGGGCGAGACACCCCAAAACGATCAGCCGTACTTCTTGACGCTTTATCTGACAACTCCTTGTAAGAAGCTAACCATTGATGAAGTTCAGGAACAACTTCGTACTTATATCCGCGCTTGATGAGCCACTCATGCATACCCATCAGACCAAGGCCGAGACGACGGTTCTTCTCTCGTGTTTCATAGATCTTGGAGTATGGCAATTTGGCTTTCAAAGTTCCGCAAATTAGGAATTTGGTTCCAAGTTCTACTATAGCACGAAACTCATCCAAAGACTCTATGCGTCCAAGATTAATGCTACCAAGATTGCAAACATCAGAATCATCAGCACTGGTCACCTCTGTACATGCGTTGCGTAGTGTTTCGTTTTCTTGCTCATAGAAGTTGAAACTAAAGCCCGGCTCACCAGACTCCATTGCCTGTCTCACGTTCTGTTTAAACGTAGCACCAGAATCGCCAGTCGTTTTGTAATTCTCCAGCCAAGCTGTGTCGTAGTTCAGGCTGATGTTCGTCATGTCCAGAGGAGCAGGGAAGTTGAAGTCATCCTGCTTGATATCCCAGAGAGACTTACCAGTCTTACCAACTGGCATAGAGTGCCAATCCTTGGCTGCAAGAAATGCCTGTGCGTCGTCATGCTGCCAGTTCAGTGATGCATAAATTGCAGATCTCCTAGAACCACCTTGCATAACTCGCCGACCAATTTCGTTGATCATTTCCATCTTCGGGATCGGGCCAGACGCAAAACCACCAGTTTTATTAATAATAGAACCAGACGGCCTGTAAACAGAATAATCAACGCCAATACCACCACCTGTCATAAGGCAAGACTCTGCCTTCCAAGAAAGATTAGCCCAATCTTCGCGGGAGTCTTCTTCTGCGCGAAGCAAGTAACAGTTGTTGAAGAATTTGTTAGGACGACCAGCGTAGTACAGGTAGCGTCCACCGGGAATGAACTTGAGTTCAGTGATGGCACGAACCAAATGATCATTGTCATCTGGCGACAGAAGATCACCACATACATCTTTTACAAGAGTAACTGCAAGTTCTGCCCACGTCTCAGCACCTTCGTGAGCGTATTTATGATTGAAAATACTCTCGCTAAAGGAAGAACGAAACATTGGATTTGAGTTAGATTTAAACATCGACTACCTTTCGAGACAAAAAAAGCACCTGTCACGCATAAAGACACGTGAGCGACAGGTACTATGTATAATGAAGTCCGAGGCTTCAACAACCCCGGACTTACGATAATACACTACTTTTTTTGGAATACAATAGGCAATGAAAACCACGGGCCGGAACCCGTGGGAACTGCTGCCGTAGCAACAGCGTTGAAAGAAAATCCGTTAGCCAATACCGGATATGGACCCCGTATTTGTTGACCCAGCCAGTGTTAAACAAAGGCCAATTTATATTCCGTGACGGTTACCAGCACGGTTGGGAGGTCTATGTTTCCATACACATAGACCAAAAGTTGTGGATCACCCGGAGGTGAGAACCACGAACCTCTCTTAATTACAAAGATGGATCAAACCGTGCCACGGCAGGTTTGAAACCATCACCAGCAGTAACTGCACAAAGCTGATTGAGTTCTGGCTTATAAGCGAATACCGTCCACGTACCAGTTTGTGGGTTCATATACAATATAAGCTGTCTTGTCTGCTGTTCGTGCATATCAAAGAATGGTTTTTCACCATACTTCTTTGCAATTTCCTCATGTGTCTTTACAGCGTCTGAACAGGCTGCTTGTCCATACACTGCAGTAGAGAACAGTAATCCCACGAGGATAATAAGTTTTCTCATTATATAACTATACTCCATCTCGCCAACCGCGATTTCGCTCCTTGGAGACGACGCGAAGATTGGAACGTTTGTTAGAGCCGCCTTTGCGAAGTGGCTTGATATGATCTACGTCCATACCATCACCCTTTGCAACACCACCTTCTTTCAGCATAACACGTCTAGCTGCGTTATTCTTCACGCGCTTGGCTATAGCCTTCTTAGTAGCACCATATGTATTATTGTGCTTCTTGGTCTGTGCCGGAGTTCTGTGTGTAACAGGATTGCGTTTTTGCATTACTTCGACTTCCTAGAAGCTGCAGCGTTATCTACAAGGTTAGGATACACACGACCAGCTTTCTTCGCCCTAGCTTTGGCAAATGCTTTTTGATCAGGTGTCAACGGAGTAGACTTCTTTACAGGGGACTTTTTCTCCCAGAACTTTTTAACTATCTTCATTACCGTACAATCCCTAAAAAAGGCGCAACTATCCTTAATTTATCTGTAAAGCTTAATTCCGTTTCTCTTATCACCTTAACCCAAACACACATTCTTTCTTCGTGTACCTTAGAAAAGAGAGTTTCTATAACCAGCAACTTTAGTTGCGGCGGGGGTTCTTACCCCCCCTCCCCCCCCATATGGGGCTAAATGGGGGTGCTTGTCAAGACCCCATAGAATTGCAAAAATGCAAACAGTACTTTGCAAAAATGCAAGACACCATATAGAATAAGGGTTACAGCCCGGCTCACGCCGTTAGCCAAAATGTGCGACAGAGTGTGGATAACTTAGATAACCACTTGCCGTAACGCAATTACGGTAGTAGCCATACTACAGCAGCACTGACGCTGCAGTGAAAGGATAATGAATATGGAAGACACAAATGTATTGCGTGGTACTATAGCTGGTGAAGTGTTTCAAGAAAACCCAGATGCTTGGGGTTACCATCTCATTATTGACGCTTGTGGGTGTAACGATAACATTAAAAGCGGAGATGCTCTTACTGCGTGGGTTCAGGAACTTGTAGAACTGATCGACATGGTTGCATATGGTAAGCCTATGGTTGAACACTTCGCGAAGCATGACCCACTCAAAGCAGGTTACACACTCGTGCAGATGATTGAGACTTCAGCCATCAATGGACACTTCGTAGATCTCAATGGTGGTGCGTATATCGATATCTTCTCGTGTAAGCCATTTAATGCACGTACAGTAATGGAGCACTTCGTTGAGTACTTCGATCCTGAAGATATGCTCGTTGGTGCTTCATACCGTGGTGTATTCACCGATGATGATGCACATGGAGCTACATCGTAATGGAAGATTATGAAGAACGGATAAGACACTTGGAATTCATGCTGGACCTGTCACGTGAGCGGGAAGCGTCGATGTCCAAGCGTGTTATGGAGTGTGAGAATCTCAAGTCACAGATAAAAAACCTTGAGAAACTCAACAGCACATATAATTCAGAGATAGAATATCTTGCGCGTATGATACAGAGGAGTAGCAAAGATGCGTAATAGCACAGCTTGGCTAGGAGAGATCATCTTCGAGGAACGCACGAAGAAAGGATACTCTTTCAATAAACTATCGGCGATTAGCGGAGTACCACTGAGCACCGTTAAGAATATGGAGACTGTGGACTGTAACCCAAGCATAAAGGCAACTATGGCTGTCCTCAACGCTCTGGGGATGGATCTAGAGGTGCTATATGCAGATACACCAAGAGAGAACTTCAACATCGTGTCTAAAGATACAAAGAGTATACCGTATGCACATAACGATGCGAGACAATACGATCACGATAATCACGCGGCATAAACTATACAGACTGATGTGGGTTCCTGTGTGGGAGATAGGCAGACAGCAACGCATAACACAGACGGTATATGCAGCAGGACCGCTACGGGTTGTGATTATATAAAAATTTTTTAGGGGGCCATCTAATGAAAAGTGGGTGGTCCCCTAGAATTATACACATATGTAGAGGGGTAGTGCTAGTAGCGGAGCTACGGGCGGGAGGGGGGGGTGGGGGTCACGTTTAAACAGACGAATGCAGGAATTGCCACTCATTATACTATTGCCGTAGAGTTCGACAGCATTACTCTACGTTACAACAACAACACATTGCATTTATGCAAGTATAGTCCAAGCATTGGCATAGAATATAATTATGTGTCGCAAGTATAGTTCAAATCAATTCATTAGTTCGTGAACATTATTACTGTTCGGGACTACATCGATAGTATTGATAGTCTTGATCAGTCCAAGTTTATCTATGGCTGACTGTATTGCAGACCTGAGTTCCGTAGGATTAGCATCGTCTAGTGACGAGTGGGTACTTATATCAGCTGTCACCGTCTGCTCAATATACAACCCCAATACTTTCCCTCGTAGCTCTTCTGCTTTGATTGCCGCGCTTATTTGACCCTTACTCATCGCGGCTTCCCTTAATGATATCAACTGTGCTAGATGCTCTTCCCTAACGTCTGAAGTAGTCGCTGATGTACCACTACATAACTGTACTACTCTTGCTTTGATCTTGTCCTTCTTCATCAGCCTTGACCCTTGGACATGTGCAGACAACACTGCATATCCTGCATCAATTGCCGCATCAGTTTGTGATCTTCCCCTTGCAATTGCTTGTGCAAACCGCTCTTCCTTCGCGGCAAGATACAATATTGCTTCGCTTTTATTGGCTGTTTCTGCTACTTCGCTACGTAACATTCCTATCCTGCCAACTATACTTTTCCTGTCACCACCATGCTTTGGCTTATCCATTGTCCACCTATTCTATGAATACTGTGTTAATCTGCTATGCGAATACTTAACACATCTTGCTTATACTATACAATACTTCATTGCGATGCTTTCCCGCCAGATAGGAATGTATTCTCATGAAAAGTTTTACTCACTTCGAGCACAACTTTAGAGCTGCCAAAATTTTTTCGGCTAAGTCATTGTAATCATTGAACAATCGTATTCGTTATTTTTCTCAATGTTTTCAATGGCTCAGTCAATCGATACTGTAAGTCATTGTAATCGTTGCACATTTGCTGTCGTTATTTTAGGCTTCGGTGCTGAATTCATAGGAATAAATTCTTATTCGGATACTAAGTCATTGTTATTGCTAGGTTTTTTCCATTCACCCCGATCTGCTACACGGCATTACAACCTAACCCATTGAAATCATTGAGCTTTTCTAGTTCTGCCATATACTCATTATAATATACAGGAAGCCATGCGTTTTTTGCATAGGACGTATTCCTTAAACGCATATCAAGAAACGAATCAGCTAAGTCATTGTAATCGTTATACAAATTGCTATTACCTTCCGCACCTTACGTTCTAAGTCATTGCAAACACTACGTTATTTTTAATTTGCAATGCCTGAAAAAACGTTTATTGCTTTGGTCGTCGGCGGCGGCAAGGTTCTGAAACTCCCTGACCCCTTGGGGTCTTGAAAGTCCCTAACCCCCAAGCCAAGACAGCCTACGCCTCACGAGCGTAACATCGTGCATCCCACGGTAAGAGTGGGTCTGGCCTACGCCCTATCCGGCCCATCCCAATGGATGGACACACGTCTGGATAGTCGGAGCGGGGACGGAATGGGGGTCGCACCGGAGGTGATAGTCCGGCAGTGCCTAACGGGTTTCCCAACCCGCCCATCAAAACACTCGCGGAGCATGGGCCGACATTGAAGTCGCCGTCTCCGAGCCAGTCAGGCTAGTCGGGAGAAGATAAAACCTACCCCGATAGCAAGGGTTCAAGAAACATTTATTGCCGCCTCCCGCCTGATTGATTGTCGGGCAGGGCGCGGCGTTTGGCAATTTTCAACTGCAATTTTTCAACTGGAGCGACGACAATGACAATGAATTGGGACGAAATAAACGAACTCGAAGAACTCGAAGCGAAGGCGCGGCTTGTAAGATTTCGTCAGGCGGCAGACGAAGAACACGGAGAAGGTTGGCTCGAACAACATGACAACGAACTGCGTCAGCGTAGTTTAAACGAACCTGTCTGGCGTTTTAGCGACATGAAAATTGGCAAATAATCCATCAAAACAACGGAGAACTAAAATGCGTGAATATTCAATCGTACTTCCTACCCATGACAATGACGGCACCTGCCTTGCGACACTGCATAACAGGCTGAAACGTGAACTGATCTATGTGTTCGAGGGTTATTCTGCAACGGCACAGACGGGCGGTTGGGTCAACGACAAAGGCCAAATGTTTGAGGAGCCATCCATCCGGTACACGGTAGCATCCACGAGCGAAAGCAAAGGTCTGACAACAGACATCATCGTGTCGCGCATCGCTAGAAAATATGGCATCTTGGCAGGTCAACAGGCAATGTATGTCGTCCTCGACGGCACTGTCGAAATCATCACAATCGGAGCATGACAATGCACATTATCGAAAGCATGGAACGGCAGATCATCAAGGCACTCGTGACCGAGGCGTTTAAACGGGGCTTTACAAAAATCATCATCGACAATGGCGGCGACGACGAAGAACAGATCACCTGCACCGACACCAAAGAGGTGATGGCGTCGATCCGGCAGACTGACGAAGAGCATATGTTTTTCGTGCACCCCGATAACCCAAAAATGTCATGGGTTTTCCTCGTGTACGGCAATGACGGATACGATGTCATCGCGGATCATTCGTTGAGCTTAAACGAGATGATCGAAACACTTGACCCGCTGATCCACACCCTCGAAGCACAATTCCACGGAGTATGAGACAATGAGAACGCTCAACGCAATCGCAAAAGAAATACGCACTGACTGGGCGAAGCCTTACTTTGGGGCTGTTCCATACCTACGGGCAATGTCGGAACTGTCAAGTATCGACGAGCACTATGGGTACGATGACGCACGGTCAATCGTTCGGTACTTCCTCGCCAATGCCGCAACGTATCGCGGTGACACAGCCAAGCGGTGCAAGGCTGAACTTAAATCAATGCTGTAAGGAGCAAGACAATGCGGAACAATGACATCCACAATGCAACCATGTTCGCGGAAGGTGCGACATCCATGCTCGAACATCAAGGCCATCTGGAGTGGGACATCTGGCTCTGGGCTACCAAGGTCGATCCCACACACACGATAAACCTGCACTGCAACGGCGTATCGCGGCCTCAAGCGACACTCTACGAGCACACCCCTGAAGGTGTAAATCTCGACACAGCACTTGACCTCTTTTACTAGGAGCATGACAATGACTGAATTCTTCATCGACATATTCGAACTTTTCTGCCTCGGCGCATTCATCACAGCTATTATCCTTTGGGTAATG